ATCAGATTTTGTCTACCATTCGTCAGGTAGAGTCTAGCAATAATTATGGCGCACAGGCAAAGGGTTCGTCGGCCTCGGGTGCGTATCAGTTTATTGATAGTACTTGGCAGGCTTCGACAAAGAAAGCTGGTTTGGGCACGGAGTACGCTAGGGCCAAGGACGCTCCTCCTGAAGTGCAGGACGCGGTGGCCGCGTTTGCTGTTCGGGACATTTTGAGTCGCACGGGCAATGACGTGACGAAGGTGCCGTTGGTGTGGTATACGGGCAACCCCGAGGGTCGGATGACTGCGGATGCGCTCAAGGCCAATCAGGGCTTGACCCCTGACAAATATCAGCAGAAGTGGTTATCTGTGTTAGGTGGCGGGGCTTCTACCAAGACGGCCCAAGCTCCACGGACCACGGCCCAAAGAAGGGCTCCTGTGGCGGGTATGACGCTTGCTATGTTGCCGGACAATTATCGAATTGCTTTAGCTACAAGTTATCTTGGGGAGACGGAAGATCCTGAGGAAGCGGTGGCGGAACGTGCGGTTCGGATGATGGAAGAAGCGCAGGGCGGAGGGGCGGCCAAGATTCAAAAGATCATAGCCCAGGCTGTTCCTGATGAGACCATTGATCCGTTTAAAGTAATGGCCCAAGCACAGGCTCCGCAAAAACAACCCTCCCGTGCTGTACCGAGGATGCCAAGAACGTTTGCCGAGGGCGGCGAAGCAAAACTTCCAACCTATGATCCGTTTTATAAAATGTCCGACGTAGAAAAACTTTATAAAACAGAACGTGGATCTACCTACGCTCATTTTGCTGACCAAACGTCTCAACGAAACAGAAGTGGTGAAATGCATGCGGATAAAAGCACTGGCATGGAACCTCGTTCTTTAAAAACTATTTATGTTGACCCAAAAGCAGGAAACGTTCTTGGGTACTATTTGCGAGATGCATCAATCGGAACTAGGTTAGTGCCTCTTTTAGATGCCGAAGGAAGACAAACCGGACGAGCGGCAATCCAAGTAGCAGAAACTTTCACGGAGCGACCAACTAAAGTGGCGGGAGGAAAGTTCATACAAACTGGACCAGAAAGAGTCGTTTCTGCGGGAACCGTTTTGGCAGAAGTACCCTATGAAAGAGTACCCGTGCAAGGATACCGCCCCGTAGAAATTTACAGCTCTGAAAGCCCCAAAGGAAATCGCGCCAGTGGTATTCACTTTGGAACTAAAATTGTGGAGGTAGTTGATCCAAAAATTGCTCGTCCAACTTCTGGAGCAGTTCCCCGTATGGGAGGGGCTCCTATTGGTGGGGGTTCGCTGGGAGCAACTACACCAAAGGGTCTTGGCGGAAAAGGTCTTTTGAATATGGCTGACGGTGGCGAAGTAGACTATAACCAGATGATGGTTGGAACGTTACTGCCTCCACCGGAAGAGCCCGTTGCTCCCATGGTTAGGCCAGGAATTTCTGTACCCACCATGAGCGAAGTCCCGCGCGTGGACGCGCAGGGGAGAGTTGTTCGCGAAGCACCGACCCCGGACCAGGTGTACACACCGCTCCAAAGGGCGGTTGGCGGAGTTGAAGCTCTTGGCGCTGTTGCGTCTGGTCTGACGGCTCCGGCCTCAATCTTGTATGACGTGGCACGGGGAGTTCCTGCCAAGGAGATTTCACCGGGTCGGTTTATGTACGAACCACGGACCGAGGCTGGTCAAGAGTACACTCGGGGCATAGGCCGTCTTGCGCAAGACCTAAAGCTTGACGCAGCGCTGCCCCAGGTTCAACTGCAGCGTCCTTATCCTGTTGGGGCCATGGCGCGGCAAGGTATTGCAGCATTAGAAACAGGCACGGAGAAAATGACGTTGCCTGTTTTCCGAAAGATAACTGGCAATCCCGATGCGACTAAAGAGCAGATGATGGATTTTGTGCTTGACCAAAGAAGCATATTGGAACAGGGAGCACCATCCATAGTAAAACCCAAAGGTGGAACATTCGCGTCGTCGCCTGCTTCTAACGTTGAAATAAGCTTTGATATATTTAACGATGCAATGAACGGAAGAAAAGCAACCTACTCGCTTCTCCATGGAAGACAACAAGGTGGGGAAGAAATGATTAAAAAGTTGGATGCGGCTAACGATTTTATAAATTCTAAGTTTAAAAACTATTATCAAAAAAAATTAGGTAGCCAAGATGACCCATTAAGAGATGCTTTTATTCGTGGGGACTTTAAAGGTCTTGATTATTTTCCACAGGATCGAGGAAATCGATCAAGAGAAATATTAGCTGACCCTGATTCAACGCATGAAAGCAAACGAGTTGCATTACAAGATTTAAATGAGCTTTACGACATGTGGACAGACATTGAGTATGTTTCTCCAGGAAACAAAACTCGTGAACAAGTCGTAGACATCATATACAAAAAATTAAAAGAACAAGGCGTAGAGGATCTTTACCGATCAGACATTCAATCTGGGGGAAATCTTCTCGCAGACCCAACTGTACTTGGAGATCGCGGAAGGCTTGCCGAAAAACAAGGCGATGTTGTGTATGATGCTAATAGCGGCGCTTTGCTTAGGGGAAGAATGTCGGATTTAACCGATTATTTAGTGACCCTAAACCCAAATCAAATTAAAAACCTTACTTTTGAAGACGCCATGATTAGGGCAGAACGTTTTCATGAACAAATGAATAATCCAGTGAATAAGTACACTAGAGAAGAACTTTTTGAAGGTCGGGACAACTGGTTTAAGCCAAACAAGAAATATCAATGGACAGAAATCAAGACAGAAGAGGCCCTAAGACGAGAAGGAGCGGCCATGGGCCATTGTATTAAAGGAGACGACTATTGTCTGCAGTTAACTAGTGGGGTGGCAAGACACTTTTCCTTGCAAGATGCAAAAACTGGCGAGCCTCATACTACTATTTCTATTTATCGTAGCCCATACAATAACAAGCCCGATGCCAACCACGTAATTGTGCAACAAATCAAAGGCAAAAGTAATAGTGTTGCCAGCAAGTATTTTTCGGAAATCGCAGCCTTTTTAAACGAATACGAAAAAACAGTTGGAAAAATTTATGTCACAGAAAAAGAAAAGCATATTCCCAAGCCTTTTAGATCAGAGGAATATACCAAATTACCAAAGGGCTATGGGGGCAATGAGTTTGCCAAGGGCGGAATGGTAGATAAACCTTTATATGATCGGGTAGTGTGATGGCCAAAAAGAATACATTGAACAACATCGAAAAAGCTCTAACCGCTTCTGAACTGCCCATGGGCGAAGAAGTAAATGTAGAGATTGAAGAAGAGGTGTTGCCGGAAGAGGAAACGATTAGCGTCGAGATTGACGAAGATGGCGGTGCAACGATAAGCGTTGGCGGTGAGGAAGAAGACGAAGAAATCGAGACCAAGCACTATCAAAACTTGGCTGAAAAGATTGACGAGAGCGACCTGACTGACATCGGCGCCGAGATCCTTGAACTGTTCGACTCGGACATTGCCTCCAGAGAAGAGTGGGAAAGAACCTACTCAGAGGGATTGAAGAACCTGGGATTCCAGTACGAGGTACGCACCAAGCCATTCCGTGGAGCCTCTGGCGTTACGGTGCCCTTGCTGACAGAAGCGATTACGCAGTTCTCTGCTCAGGCCATGAAGGAACTCATGCCCTCGGGCGGGCCCGTGCGCACGCAGGTGATTGGTACGAGCAACCGTAAACGTGAGCAGCAGGCAGATCGCGTCAAGACTTTCATGAACTACGAGATCACCACAGTCATGAAAGAGTACACGCCAGACTTCGACCAGATGCTCTGGTACGTGGGCTATGGTGGGTCGGCCTTCAAGAAAGTTTATTTTGACAAGAACAAGAACCGTTGCGTGTCGCCGTTCATTTTGCCTGACAACTTTGTCATGCCCTACCATGGGTCGAGCAATCCTTGGGAAAACGAGCGCTGCATTCAGGTTGTTCCCATGTCGGCAAACGACCTTCGCAAGAACCAGGTCAATGGCACGTACTTAGATATTGACTTGGGAGACGCACCAATTACTCCCCGTGAGACGCCAATAACTCAAGCGGAAGACCGAGTATCTGGGCAGACACCTGGATATATGGACGAGGAATATACGCTCTTGGAAGCGCATATCCTCATGGACATCCCAGGGTTTGAGGACAAGAACGGGATCAAGAAGCCTTACATCATCACCCTTGACAAGGATAGCGGCAAGGTTCTGTCTATCTACCGTAACTGGAACGAGGACGATGAAACGTGCTGCCCGGAGCAGTATTACGTGCATTACATGTTCCTCCCAGGCCCCGGATGCATGGGCTATGGACTGGTACACCTGATTGGCAACCTGAACAAGGCGGCCACTTCTGCACTGCGTCAATTGCTAGATGCTGGAACGCTGTCAAACCTGCCAGCAGGATTTAAGGCTCGTGGTCTGCGGATCGCGGACGATGATCAGCCGTTGCAGCCGGGTGAGTGGCGAGACATTGACGCGGGCGGCGCGGAGCTATCTAGTTCTCTCTTGCCCCTGCCGTACAAGGAGCCAAGCCAAACGCTGTATACCCTGATGGGATTCTGTATTGACAGTGGTCGCAGGCTAGCCAGCATTGCTGACATGCAGGTCGGCGACGGTAACCAACAGGCCGCAGTTGGTACAACAATGGCATTGTTAGAAAAGGGTGCCAATGTTATGTCGGGCATCCATAAGCGGCTGCACTATGCGCAAAAGCTTGAGTTCGAGTTGATGGCAAAGTGCTTTGCCAAGTATCTGCCAGACGAGTACCCCTTTGACGTGCCGGGTGGCAATAGGAAGATCTTCCGGGAGGACTTTGACAGCCGTGTGGACGTGCTCCCTGTGGCTGACCCCAATATCTACTCCAGTGCCCAGCGGATCATGATGGCCCAGACGCAGTTGCAGTTGGCCCAGTCTGCGCCGCAGATGCACAATATGTATGAGGCCTATCGCCGTATGTACGAGGCCCTTGGAGCACGGGACATCGACATGATCTTGAATTATGACGATAGCCAAGAACCACGGCCAAAAGATCCGGCTACGGAAAACGCAGAAGCCATTGACGGCAAGAAATTAAAGGCGTTTGCTGGACAGCAACATGACGCTCATATTGTGAGCCACATGTTGCAGGGCATGAGCCCGATTGTTCAAGGTAACCCGATGGCGGCGACCACTCTGACCAAGCACATTCTTGAGCACGTTCGCATCAAGGCCGAGGAGCAGGTTGAGGCCCAGATCTTTGCCGAGTACGGCCCAGAAAATAGGGACGTGGTCTCTGATATGCAGAAGGAAGCCATGGTTGCCATGCTGGTGGCTCAGGGGATGAGCGAGCTACGCCAGCTATCCCAACAACTGTCTGGAGAGGGAGCGCCTGATCCGTTGGTACAGTTAAAGGAGAAGGAACTGGCTCAGCGGGCACAGGTAGACCAGGCTCGGGCCCAGAACGACCAGCAGAAGCTTGCTCAGAACGCCCAGGCCCTTCAGCAAAAAGCGGCCATCGACCAACAACGGATTGCGTCTAACGAAGATATTGCCGAGACAAAGGCAGATATTGCTATGATGCGCCTAGAACAAACGGAGAGACAAAATGCCGCTCAAGAAAGGCAGTAGCCAAAAGACCATCAGTGGAAACGTTTCCGAAATGGTCCGCAAGTATAAGAAAACAGGCTCTATTGGAACCAGTAAGCCTGCCAGCAAGGGCAAAGCGGTCAAGCAGGCCGTGGCCATTGCGCTATCTAAAGCCGGAAAGTCTAAGAAAATGAGTAAAGGCGGGGTCCCTGGCCCCGTCAAAGAAGTAATGCGCAAAGACGCCAAAGTGCCAACCAAAATCTACTAGGAGCAAAAAATGCCGATGTACCGCAAACCAACACCAAAAGAGCGTGCAAAGATTCAAAAGGCACGGGGAATGACCATGCAGGGTA